GTGGCCGTCGTGCCGTAGCTCTGGGTTAAATCAGCCATATTTCTTGCCTTTCACAGCCTGCATGTATTCTAACGGCGACTTGGCGTCCGGGGGTAGTTTGTCCGGGGGCGCGGATCGGGCGCGGGAACGGATCGCTTCGACCGTTTTGTCCAAGACTTGCGCACCGGCTTTGTTGGAGCCGTTGCCCAGCGCGGACACCACGTCGGCGCTAAAGACGTACTCGCCATCGGCCAGCATGGCCGTGATGTCGTCGCTGGTTCCGTCACCCTTGCCCTCCACATACTTGCCGCCCAGCCCACTGAGGCCGCCGGTACGGAACACCGGGGTCCCATCGTAGTTGGGGTGCTTGTGGTCCTCGGGTTGGCCGCCCTCAGCCAGACGCATGCCACGGGACTGCAGCAGGGCTGCAAGCTGCGGCAGCACCTTGGGAGGGGTGTACTGACCAACTTGCCCAAGACGGATAAGCGGGCTGCTTTGGGGCTTTGCTTCCGCCGCGCCCACGCCGCTCAAGTTTTTGAGCGCGGACATGATGTCGGCGTTTTGCTTTTCGCTGTCCAAGTTTTTGTAGTACTCGGCTTGGGCTTGCAGCGCGGCACGCTTCTCAAGCTGGTCTGCCGTTGGGGCTGGCGCAACGTCGCCGCCTTCATCAAAATGCCGGATGGAACCGCCCGCAGCAGCGGCATACGGGGCGTAGGGGTCACTGGATTGCATAAACGGCGCGCTTGCCATCTTGGCTACGTCGGTGTTGTACACCGGGATGTTCCCGATATCCGACTGCTTGGTGAATTCATCTGGAGTCAAATTGAGCTGCGCCAGATCCTGCGAGTAGGGCGTGTAGTTCGTGTTGCCGATGCGGTATGTACCGCCGGAAGGTCCTGAATTAGCCATAGCTGACAAAGCTCCTGCGTGTGATTCGCTGGATGGTCCAGCCGAAGAAATATTGCCGGTCGCCGCTGGAGCGGACGATGGCGCGGCTGCGGGCGCAGACGAGGGCGCAAATAAAGACCCAGCCCCACCTGAGTTGAGAATATTGTCCACTTGGCTTTGGGAATCCATGCCAAGGCTTGGGACATTGCTGCTGGTCGTTGCCGGGCCCTTGCCGATGCCAACACTCGATAGGCCGCTATCAATTGCCTTAGCCGCTGCGCCACTTATATTTGGCCCAACATTCAAAGACGAAAGTGAGGTTTTTGCAAGACTTGGAAGCCCAACAGTGCTAAAAGCCATGGCTGTAAGTCGCGGGTCCGTTTTTGTTTCTTTGGCGATGTAGGAGTTCAGTGCGCTGGTAGCCCAACCAGCAAGCCCGTCTCCATAATTTCCATTGAATGCCGCTTGGAACATCGATGGCGAAACTCCAAGCAGAGACGCAACTCTGTCTCCTAATACGCCTGCGATAGCCTGACCGGGCGTAGTTTTTCCAGACAACACGTTTGCAGCAAATTGAACTACGCCATAGCCGGGTATGAAGTTTTTTAATACGTTAGCGGCAACGGTGAGCGCGGTATTTACGTTTTGCGCCGCAACAATGTTGTCTGCGTTTTGGCCGGGGTTTATGCCGCCAACACCGTATACGCCGCCAAGGCCCATGTCACTTAGTGCTTTGAGCGTTGCTCGGTCAGGCGTCTCACCCAACAACTGGGCTGGGCTGATATCAAATTTCAAGTCATTGTGTTCAATGTCCTCGCCGCCTTTTCTTGTTGCCGGTTGGAGCCATTTATCTGCGATTGTCGTGCTGTGTTTGGCTAACAAACCGGCTTCCTGCGCAGGCGTCAACCGGACCGCGTAGCTTGGCAACCCAGTTTCCTTAGATATTTTGTCAACAAGCGCTTGTCTGGCGTCGTTAAAAGCAGTTTGCGCAATGCTCAATGGCGACGTTGGTACAAACGCGCCCCTGTCTTCGCCAGTGGGAACCGCGTCTAAACCGGATGTAGTTGTGGTTTCAGAAGCAGGCGGTTCCGAAGAAAACTCATTACGAGCGGGAACAATATTAGGGTCGCCAACCGGAGCGGGGGAAATGTTGCCAGCCCACGAGTTGTCTGTTTTGGCGGGTGCCACGGCGTCTAAACCGGACGTAGTGTCGGGCGATGCGGAGTACTGACCCGCGTAAGAGACTGGTGAAACAGGAGCCGCTTCTCTTGCTGTCTCTCCTACGGGCGCTCTTGCGGCGTCGGCTGCGGCAGCGGCGACTGCTGCGGCATTGCTATCTTGAGCTTGTTGTACAGGGTCACGCGAACCGGGGCTAGTGCTTGTTGGGGCCGGGGCGGCATATGCTTTTGCTTCTGCTTCTCCAGCATTGCCATCATTGGCGCTGCCGCCATTGCCACCACCACCGCCGCTATTGCTGCCACCGCCACCCATGTAGCAGTGGCCTAGCAGCTTGCGTTTTTGCTCAAGGATGTTCACAGCTTGGCCTCCGCAATGAGGTACTTCTCTTCAAACCCCAGCCGTGACCAGAGTCGAAAGGTGGACGGACGCATGGCCGCTTCAATCATGGTGGCTCCGTCTTTTTTGCAGATAGCTTGCAGTTGTGCCCAATTGTCGTCGGTGGTCATTCCTTCGCCAGCCAAACAGGTGATGAAGGCCACACGGGCATTGGCCCGGTTTTCATAAACCATTGACAGCGAACCAATGATGGTCTCGCCCTCGGTCACAGTGATGAGCCACCAGTCACCAACGCCCAACTTCAACCTCATCTGGTCAAGCGTGTAGTCGCCTTTGGTATACGGCTCAACGGCGGCGAAATACTGCTCCACCAGCGGCCATGTCTGGTGAACTTGCGCGAAGGGGACTTTAGCTACGACGGCCACGGTCATCTCCGCAACGAGTTGTTAAGGGCGAAGGCCCAATCTTGCCACGTACTGAAGCTGCGGCTGTCCGGTGAGCCGGTGAAGCGGCCAATACCGGCCAGCCCGTCGGCCCACTCGCGCCAACGCGGCTCTTCCACGGTTCCTAGTTGATTGGCCGCAAACAGGCTGGCCATGGACGCGCACCAGTATCCCCACGACAAGCCGCGTGGGTCATAAACCTCTTTGGTTTGGGTGATGTCGATCATGGGTTGCCCGTGGAACGCACATCGCCGGTGGTGAGGGACAGCAGCACGCGCCCGGTTTGGTAGTTGCCGTTGTAGGTATTCGACTCAAACCGCAACCGCATCTCGCGGCGCTGTTCACGCATGTCGACCTTGAGCGTACCGGGCGAAAACGTGTAGGGGTCGGAGTCCACCACAACGTCATCCGCGTAGCCCTGCCCGGTGACCACGACGGTCATGTCGCCGACCTGCACGAAGTCCGGCTCAATGCGCTCGATGCGGGTCCATAGGTTGTCGCCGGGCTGCTGCGGTGTGCCCACCAGCCCGCCCAGCGTGCCAATGTTGAAGGTCTCAAAATAGCTTTGGATAGCGTCTACGTTGGTCAGGTAGATCTGGTCGTAGCCCGTCTCGTGCTGCCATAGGGTGTAGGTTCCGGCGCTGTTGACTTCGTTGCCCGCCCACACTGGTTTTGGGAACACCTCAGAAAACACGCCCGCAGACCGGCGTGCGCCAAGCGCTTGCCCGGCGTCATACCAGACCTTATCTCGGGTGTTGTAGATGATCGCGTCGGTGCATTCGGTCGCATCGCCCTTGGGGTAAAACCACCAGATCTCGCCGTAACGCGGAACTTTGGTCGCCCAGACCTTTTGGCGCTGGGCGTAGTTCAGGTTATCAAAAAAGTAGTTTTGGTTGTTGTTGTTCGGGATCTCTTGCACCACGCCGTTGTAGGAGAGAAACCGGTCAACACCGCACCAGTAAAAAATGCCGTCGTACTCAATGACGCTGCTGGACGACATGATGGACGTCTGGCTGCTCACCAAGTCATAGGCCCAGTAGTAGTTCACGCCGCCCGAGCTGGACGGCTGGAAGCTAACGCGAATAAGCGCGTCAGCAGCCCAGAACAGGCCGCTGGGCGACGTTGAGCCGCCGCGTATGGGTAGCCCCTTGATGATCTTGCCGGTGGCCACGTTGGTTGCGTTGGCGTCCGGCGAAACCCAGTTCGCAAAGTCGCCTGCGCTGGAGTTTTGGATCAGGCCGTTGTTGCCGTAGATGAACAGGTACGGGTGGATCACCACGCACCCGCCGGAGACGGCGATGCTGTTGTCGAAGGTGGCCGTGATGGTCGCCGACGCGGTGGCCGCAGCCGACATCACCACGGTGGTCCCAGTAACCGAGACGACCGTCGTGCTTGCCGGAATGCCGGACCCAGTGATGGTTTGGCCAGCCCCAACGCGGACATTGGCCGCCGACAGGGTGAACGTGGTGTTGGTATTGACCGTAACGCCCTCTGCGGTGAACAGGCCGACCTTGGTCAACGACGGCGCTGCCGTGTAGGTTAGACCGGTGGGCGTACCAGCAGTCGTAGTGATGGCCGTGCCGCCGTAGGTCGTGGACAGGGTGAATGTTGTAGAGCCGTTGGTGGCGATGATGAAATACGTTGTTGGATTGACGTACCCGGTGATGCTGCCCGTACCACCAAAAGTGCCACTGATCGTCAACTGCTGGTTGACAGTGAATATGACGTTGGATGCGGAGCAAGCAAACTGCCCAGCCACACCGGTGATAGTTACGCCAGTCAGCAAGCCAAAGCTGCCCGGAAAAGTTCCATACAGCACCGGGGTGTTTACCGTGGACGTGATGTAGGTTAGGTTTTGGCCGGGGTGCGCCACCAAGTTGTTGGTGTTGCCCCCGGTGGAGTCAAAGGCAATGTCAAACTGCCACAGGTTGTCGTCGCTGGCCGTAAAGTTGTTCAGTATGTAGTTGTACGGGCCTGAGCCAACGCCGCCGTCGGTGTCCGTGACCCACTGCTGCAAGCCGTTGTTGTAACCCGAGACTACGTAGTTGAACCCGTTGACGGCGGTCATAGCCATGCCGCGCGAGATGCCCGTAGCGTTCAAAAAGATGCCGTCGTACCCGCCAATCTTGCGCGGGCGTCCGCGCTGAAACCGTACCCATTTACCGTCAACGTAGCAAGGCGAGTCGAGCACAGTTCCATCTCGCTGGATACCAGCGGGAATCTGCATGGACACGACTTTTGCGGTCATTAGAACGTCCCGCCGGACACGCCGCCGATAAACGTGCCGGTACCGGCCATGGTGAGGCCGGTGGCGTTGTAGTACCCGGCTTGGGCATTTGCAATAACAAAACCCACTTGACTGGTGTTAGGTAAATACAAACCGGAATTAAGGTCACCCGAAAATTTTAACGATGGAACCGCCAAGGAGCCGTTACCCAGCGTCAGCGACGTAATCGTGCTGGATGAACCGGACGCGGCGTTGTAGACGTTAGTCCCATCGCAAACAATGATCAGAGACGTGTTCTGGGCCACGGTTACGGTAGCGCCGCCCGATACAGCCGTTTTCACCGTGAAGGTGTAGGCACCCGTGGTGTTGTTGGTGATGGAATACAACTGCACCGTGGACGGGACAACCAGAATCTGATTAGACGTCAGCGTACCGGCGTAGAGCTGAATTGTGTTTGCTGCTTGCGCAGAAGACAACGTCAGCGTGCCGCCGGTCACCGAAAGCGATAGCTGGGTGTAGGCAAAGGTGTTGGACCGGCCGTACCCGAAGGTGTTCCAGTTTGTGCCGTCGGACACGATCACCAACGATTCGGTGAGCTGGAGCTGTTGCGAGGACGCCCCGTCAATGGTGTCGGCCCCGGTGACCGCAAGGGTCAGAATACCGGTCCCGCCGTTGCGGATCATGCAGAACCAACCCGCACCAACGGTAGCTGCGGAGGGCATGGTCAAGGTGCCCACGCCGCTGGACCACAGCGCAAGCTGGGCGCGAATAGTCGACGGCAAAGTGGTGCTGGAGTAGTACGCGGTGGTGCTGTACGACTGGTTTAGGGTCAAACCAATGGCGGTCAGTCCGTACCCGGCAAGCGCGGAGGCGTTAGCGGACGACGTACCCGCGCCCAGCGTCACGCTGGCCCAAGTACCGGCAATTGTGGAGTTGTTGGTCAGGTAGATGTACTGGGCAATGCCGGAAGCTATTGTGACGATGGTCGCACCGACGCCGGTGGCCGCGTAACTTGTGACCGTGAAGGAGTTGGAGCCGGTATTGCGCACCAGCACCGTCTGCCCGGTGGATACCTGCGTCGCCGGAGGCAAGATCAGGTTCAGGCTTGCTACGGAGGCCGTGACGTCGATGATGTTGGCCGTTGGAGTACCGGTCGTGCCGTTGATGGGCCAGTCCAGCAAAGTATTGGCCGCCATGGTCAACGACTCATAGCTGACCTGCGACGGGTTGATGGTCTGGCCGGTGAACGGGTTGGTATACGTGGTCATGTTAAGAGTCCTGTGCTACTGCTTGGCGGTCACCGATGCGGAGCTGGTCTTCAACCTTCAGCGCGGCCATTGCCTTGTCAAACATCTGCGACCACACAGCCAACCGTGCGTCGTCCTTGAGAAAAGGCGCGGTCTGCTTGAGCGTGCCAAAAAGCAGAGCGTTGGGCGCGTTTCGGGTAAGCCAGTTGGTTTGGTTGCTGGACGACAGCGGGGTCAGCCGGGTGTAACAGAGCGCCTCAAAAGCAAAATTAGCGCTGGGCGTCGGGGCGATGAACCAGTTGTCGTAGTCATAGTCGGCGTAGTACAGCGGCGTGCCGGTGGCGGTCACGTCGGGCGCGTAGCTGCTGAGGTATTCCAGCTTGCGCAGGTACACCGGTTGTTTTTCACCGCTGGCGAGGGTGAGGGTCATGGAGACCGTCTTGCGCCATAGCGCGGGCTTGGCGATCACCGGGTTGCTGGCGGTCATCGTACCGTCGGCCACGATCATCTGGCCAAGGGTCTTGATGTCCTGCGCGATCTCAAATTCCGCCAACATGACGGCGGTGGGGATGAAGTTGACGACCGCAGCGTCGCTACGCTCCAGATACTGGAGCACCAGAGTGCTCAGACCATCGTAAGTCAGCGCGTAAGCGGTCGTAGCCATTGTTGATCCTTATGCCAGCATCGAAGTAGCCGCCGTCTGCACATGGTCCACACGGGCAAGCCAGCCCTTCAGGAACTTCTGTTGGGTTGGGTTTTTGTCGGCGAGGGTATTGTAAAACGCTTCCTTCTGCTCCGCAAAGTTTTGCAGCAGCTTCCCCGGGGTGATTTTGGCCACCAAGGCCAGCGTACCGGGCCCGATAGCGCCGTCATCCAAGGCCCCCACGGCCCGCTGGAGGAACTTTGCGGCCCGGCCAACCCCTGCGTTCACCGCAAAGTCAAAAACGGCGTAATCGACGCCTACGGGCAGGTCGTCGCCCTTCACCTTGTCCCAGTACATAGACTTGTAAAACGGCTTGACCTTTTCTTGTGTCAGCAGCTTCATCTCACCGGGTTGGATGGCGCGGTTTAGGTATGCGCCCCATGCGCCGACAGTGACGCCAAGGTTGGTCTCGCCACCACGGTCCGCCGGGTCGTTGACGTAGCCGCCTTCGGACTTTATGACCTTGGCAAAGCAGGCGTCAAAGTTTTCTTTCATTTTGCGGCCACACCTTGCATCTTCTCAGCCGTGCGCATCGCGCCCAAGCCCAACATGCCCAGCAGCAGGGGCATCATGGTGGACATGTCCATCTGCGGGAACTTGACGGGGTGGCCGTACACAGCAGAACCCCACTCGGCCATCGGGCCAATGACAAACTGGATGGCAAACCCGCTGCCGCAGACCCAGCCAATAAATGGACGCCAGCCAGACACAAACACCGATGGGTTGGCAGCTTCTGCCTTGTTGATGTCCAGTTGGCCCGCCATCGCGGCAAGTTCACCGGACTGCTGCATCTTGAACAGTTCCAGCTTTGCAGCCGCAGCTTTTTCGGGGTCAGGCCAGACCCGGTCAATTACTTGGCTACCAATCTTGAACAACGCATTGACTGGATTGAGTGAGGATAAGAGGTCATCAGCCATTTGTTTCTCCTACTTTGATTTCGTCCATGTGGCTACCGACCTTCAAGCCACTGAGCCAGCCAATAAGTCCACCGACGATGGTCTGAAACGCTGGGCCGATGATTTCAAAAATCTTGGTGTTGTCCACCTCTTTCACAAACAATCCGTGAACAAGCGCTCCGATGAGTACAACGACCACGGAACACAAGGTGGCGGTCACCATCATGGTCACCCAGTAAATCAGTCTGTCTTTTGCATCCATCATTTTGCCTTTTCATACAGTCGCTCAACCTTGGAGCGAATCTTCACGTTGTCCGCCACACCCAGCACCGTTGCCAAGTTGTTGTAAATAAGGGCCAGTTGCTCCTTGGTGCAATATGGCCCTGTGTCTTCAAGCCAGCCCCCAACCCTGTCTGCGCGTTCTTTGGGGTCATGGCTGCTGTACCCTATCTCAACAAACTCAGATACGCTGCACTCGCGCTTGGCTGTCGCGCCGTACACCAGCGCGGCAGCAAAGAGTATGGGCAGCCAGCGCATTCATTTGTCAGCCTTGCTGTCCAGCTTGTCAAAAATCTGCTTCAAGATGGTCTTCACCTCGGCAATGTCCTCTCGGTAGTCGCCCTTGATGACGTAGGTGACCGGAAGTTCGTTGACCTTGTCCTCCAGCTTTTGAATCTGGCGGGTCATGTTGTTCAAAACGTATGCGGCCAGAAACCCAGCAATCACCACGACAAGATTGAATAATTGCTGGTTTTCCACGTTTACTCCACTACGGTTGCGTCGGTCACTGCGGGCTGCGCCAAAGAGTTCTTGAGGAACCCAAAGAATGCATCCCGACCAACTTGCATCTGGTCTACGTTAAATTTTGCCGAGCCAAGTTTGCGGTCTAAGTCCGCGACATGGTTGACCAAGATTTGCTGCTCTTGGGTCATGTCTTCAAACTGGTACTCAACGCCGTCAATAGAGATGGGAGTTTTAGTATTTGCCATCATCGTCCTTTCAATGCGCCACCAAGGTCGGGTGGTGGCTTCCCGTTACCAAGGTGTGCCAGCGGCGGTTACGGGGTTTTTCAGCAGCGCAATTTGTGCGGCAAGGTTAGCCTCTACAGTGGCCTTGTCCACGCCGTTAGCCCAGCACCAATCCAGCACTTCCTGCATGGTCACACTGGCGTAGGGGATAGATGGCGTAGCAGCCGCAAAGCCGCAAGACCCGTAAGCGCCAGCGGTGTATGCTCCATCAACAGCGTTTGCTGTCCAGTGCGCGGTGGTGATAAAGCCGTCTGCTACCAAGTAGTCAGTTTGTACGATGTTCCAAGTTGTAGTGGTCATGGTAAGTCCTTTAGGTTGATTCAAGTGCCGCAATGCGGGCTGTCAGGGAGGTGATGAGGGCTTGCTGTTCTTGGATGGCTTTTGCAAGCAATGAAACCATGTTTCCGTAAGCAAGTGCATCCGGACTTCCATCATCTGCGTATTGCACAAATTCTGTTAACCCTAGTGCGTCTATTTCTTCAGCAATGAAACCACCAAAAACAGTATCACCATTAGATTCTGATTTGCCTTTGTATGTGACTGAACGCAATTTAAGAACATCAGCAAGACCGTGTGTTGCATCTTGCACATCTTTTTTATATTTCAAAGATGATGTAGAGCGCACTATGCTCCCATCCGAGCCTACATACACGTTTGCGGCGGCAGCGTTGGTAGTTGCGTAAACGCTTGGCACAAATAAAACACCATCAGATGCTCTAAATGTCATTCGGCTTGTGCCGTTATAGTCCAATGAAAAATTGGAACTGCTAGATATGTTTCTTATGTCGTAAAAGTTGCTTGAGTTATTGGTCATTCGGAGCAAAACATCATTTGCAGATGAGTTGCTCATACCTAACGTGACGCCGCCTCCAGATGCGTTAATTGCCGCTACGTCAGATGAGTGATTAACTTGGAACTTAACTGATGGCGAAGTAGTTCCAATCCCCACGTTGCCGCCACCCAAAATTGTCATCAATGACGACAATGTTGATGGAGAATCGCTGTAAAACTGATGTGCAACACTTGATGCCTCACCAGCGCCGTTAGTCCCCGCGTAGTATTGGATAGCGCCAGTTGTACCAGTTAGACTAATGCTTCCCGACCTACTATTGGTTGGCCTCTGCAATAAAAGGGTTGCTGCATCGTTGTAAACACGGGCGGTTGAACCTGTGATGTCTAGCTTGTAGCTAGGCGAACTTGTACCAATCCCCACGTTGCCGCTGGAGTCGATACGCATACGTTCTGCGCCATTGGTGTAAAAAGTTTGAACAGCGGCGGCAGGAACAGAAGAAAGTCTAAATTCAGTAGCAGATGATGTTATTGTTGCATATTGAGTAGACCCGTTATTGGCATAAAAATAC